AAATATAGTACGTTGTCTGAGAGATTGCCTGGCGCGGGGTATTCTCTGTATCTACACCCAGCCAGCTCAAGACGCCCCGGTCATCGGTGCTGATAGAACGGCCGAAAGTGGCATAATATTTGTTTTTTATTTTGTCAATTAGTCTCATTTCTTTATCACCTCCTCGCTGGTCTTACCAATCAGAAGCCAGCCAAGCGTCAATAGACTCGTTGAATTCCGCCTGAGAAACAGTCACCGCATCATAATACTTTGACAATTTGAATGCACATATGAGAGCATCAACAGGGTCAATTCGTTGCCTGTTTGCGTCCTTATCTATCTTGATGAGACCGTTGCTCACTCTCGTAACCGCATTACCCATTGCAAAATTCAGCAGCGGGTCTGGAGTGTATACCACATTGCCGGAATATACTTCCTCTCTGAACCCAACTGTCGCATCATTCAGGCTTGCGTGATTCTGTGCCACATCATAGACCGTCTGGTAATCCCTTGATGCCGTATTAATAATCTCAGATGCGTTTGTAGCATCAACAGCCCAGCATAACGGGTGCAGGTCGTATTTTCTCAAGAATTCTTTTGTCCATTCATACACATACTTCTGGTCAACAATCGGCGAATTTGTCACTGACAGATACCCCATATCCTCCCATGCATCGTAAGGTGCCTTATCGGTATTCATTCGCGCCCTTAATGCGTCACGGTTAGGAATAAAGGAATGCTGCATCACAATGTATTTCGTCACCGGCTCTCCGTAAATATCCTTCTTTTCCTGGTCCAGATATTTTATGATGATAGCGATTGATGTGAGGTCAATCTTTGCTGACATATCACCGCCAACAATACAATCCATACCGCGTATATCAATCGGTAACTCATCAACCTGACAGGCTTTCCATTTTTCCATGTCCATATAGCCATGCTCTTTAGCCTGATACCAGATATCAAACAGCTTTGTCAGTGCCATTGGCAGCTCCTCTGGTTTCTCCAGTGCTGTTTTATACTCACTACGTATCTGCTCTATGCCTCTTTCAAACGTAGCCCTTACAGGATTTGCCTTTATCCATAATTCCTCATTGGTAACATTTCTGACATCTACATAATCCTCCGGCTCCAATTCAAATATATCAACAAGATATTCATCATCATCAATATCAGAATTCGGGTCTACAATTTTTTTTACATAATCGTATTCGTTTTTACATGGAACAGAAATGTCGACTCCGGCCGTTGTTATAGTCACCATAAGGGGGTCGGATGAAGCGGCCCCGTAAAAAAGCGCTGCGAAATCATTTGTCGGCATTTGATGCCTTTCATCAAGACATAGCATGTGTATTGAAGTCCCATCGCCCGTTTTCTGGTCCTCTTTACTTAAAGCGCGAATGAATGAGCCGCTCTTTATATGTTTAATTTCTGAACTCGTGACTTTGAATTTGCTTCTCATCCTTGGGTCGGCAAGTGATAATACGTTGATGGCTTCCTCTAGGACCACGCGGCTCTGCTGCCGTTTGGGTCCGGCCGTGTAACACTCGAGCAATTCCCCGTACTGTGTACTCGTGACTGCAATTTCATGCAGCGCCAAAATTGACTGCTCCTGTGATTTCCCGTTTTTCCGTGCTTCCTGGAGATATAGTTTTTTGAATCTCCTTTTTTGGTCCTTTTTTCTCCGCCAGCCATACAACTGACATATATGAAATTGCTGCGCCGGCATTAAATGTATTGGCTGATGTGATATAGTACCCTTTGTGTGTTTGAACATCGTGAACCAGACATATATATTTTCGGCCTCCTGCTCGTTCCAATAGAACGGACAATCCGGGTTCTTACTCCTTTCAACATCTCGCAAGAACCTTTTGCAGGCATTCTTGTGTGCTTTGCAGGATACTATCTTGTCAGAAATGCAGTCATTGGCGTATTGAATCAGTCTTTCTTTTATTGCCTCCATCAGAAATCACCAAACCTTGCCGTCATTTCGTCTGTTTCATCTTTTACCTTTAATGCCGCGTGTTTTAACCTCGTATCCACGGACAGACCTGCCTTCGCTGCGGCCGCCTTTAGCTGCTCCCAAAACGTATTTTGAGTATTTATCAGAGGATTCTTAACAGGCCCCCTTTCTGTCTCTATTGTCAACCCCTGCTCAGCCAGTTCCAATGTCGCTTGAACATATAGACTCCAGGCGTTCGCATACGCCACAAGAGAAAAACGGTCAAGGTCGCCCACGATATCCATATCCGCCAGAAGGCCCGTCACTCGCTTCCACTCGGCTCTGGCCCTTGCGTCAATAAGCTCTTTTGGAGGTCGGCCAGTCAGGCATGACCTGCCGCATGTCGCGGCGTTGTTCTCTGCTTCCATAATTGCCAATTCTTCTTTTGTATGATGGCCGGTATGTAACGCAGCCGGCTTTCTAACTCCCATATGGGTCACCTCCTTTAAAAAATGTTTTTGTTTGGAAAATCACAAAAGGACCTCTGGACACGGGCTTTCTATGCAAATATTTTGAACATTTATACCCGCCCCCTCCCCTATGAGAGGTCATGCCCGCTCGTTATTTTCTTCACAATCTCCTGAAGTTCCTTTATCGTTTGCTCGCGCTGCTTTCCCTTGTATCTGTACTCAATGCTGCTATGTACGTCGTCTGATAGAGTAATGAGATTGTCGGCTGAACTGCGCAATGCCCAGCCCTCCGGGGTGGACAGCGGCAGTATATGATGGACAGAAAAGCCGCGCCGCATCTCGCCTGTTGTATGCAGCAGGTACTGGTCTAGCCCGTCATCCCTGTCAATTATCATCTGCCGAATAGAGCGCCATTCCGGGGATGCTCTGAACTCGGCAATACGTTTATCTCGTCTGAACTTGTTGTAGTCTTTGCGGTATGCCGGCTGGCAGCTGCATCGCTGCCCGACCGGTAACTGTCTGCCGCATCTATTGCAAATATGCATTATTCGTGTCACGATAAGCTTTCACCTTCTCCTAGTCCTGTATCAACCGGCGGCTGCGGCTGAGGCATAAAGAGTGTCGTTCGCCTGTCCACCTCTTCCTGTAAGATAGACTGGACTAACTGTTTATTTCCTTTGTTATATAATTTCTCAATCTCCCTGTGCGATTGAGGTGATACTGTAACCAGGTTTGATAATGTACATCTCAACTCAGGGTTATCAATCACACTGACAATATGATGAACGACATTACCCGGCTGAATTCGGCCGCTCTTCATGTACTCCCATACATCAATGCCGTCATCTCTCGCTATCGTCATCGCCCGGGCTGCCTTCCACACCTTGCTGTTATAGAAATCGGTGCAGCTCTTATCCTGAGCTTCTACCCTTACGACCTCTTCACATATCGCGGTTGATATCTGATTTCTCTTAATAATTTGTTCTGGTGTTAAATTTTCCTCATAGTTCATAACTCCTTTCTCTCCTTGCGTGCCTGACACGCTGATTTTTTATCTTGTCGTCGTGCGGTAGTCCTTACCGCTTACCTTTAATATGACTTTTCTTGTCCTGGATAAAATACGGCGTTATAATAAGAAGAAAGGAGGTTATGAAGATGAGAACAATAGACGAGTTGATAGAATCCATGAACTGGCCCGGAGATGTGAACTACGAAGAGCTAATGAGACAAAAACGAAAATATGTATACGATAAAAACGGCGAGGTAAGGGAGAGCTGGTCAAATAATCATGACCCGGATTTGTTTTTCAGCATACAGGGCGACGCAATACATCTATACTCAGAAGCGAAGGACGCATTCAGCAGAGACGCAATGACGCTTGAAGAGTTATTCTCGCTGCAGGAGTATCTATTGGAGGGGCTCTGGCGTTAGTGCCTCATAAAGGTACACACTTTTTAATTGACGCCGCCGCGGTGTCTCATAAAGGTGTACACTTTTTGCTACCGTTACGTTATGAACTGCCCGTAATAAAACCAGCACTCTTCCTGCCGAAAATTTCTGGTAAATAATTTTGGTAATCTTGCTTTACCAAAATCACATTTAAGGTTGCGACAATCCAAATAACAAAAATTTAAAGCGCGAGAAATAGTCTCTTTTTTCCAAGACCGTTTCCGCGCCATTTTCTCTTTTTCTTTTTTTCTTTTTTCTCCACAAAAAATGAGACAGCCACAACCCCGGGCACTATGCCTGCAGGGCTGCAGCCGTCTCGACGACATTAGAAAAAAGTACGGAAAAAAAGGAACTTATGAAAAACATATCGGCGGCGAATCCGCCTTACGTCTCATTTAATTTCTTTTCTTTTCGTTACATATATAATATGCAGAAAAACTCATAGAATAAAAAACAAGATAAAGAACTTTTTAAAAATATTTTTAAAAATATAAAACCTCGCAAAGCCTTTATTTATGCGGGTTTCCGGGTTTTTCCGGCGGTGCAGACGGCCGCTTCGCGGCCTACAAAACCAAAAGAAAGGGCAAAAAAAGGCAGAAAAAAGGGGCTGGCGGGCCAAAAGCCCCGGCTTAGCCGCTCGGTAAGGTTCAGGCGGCCGGAGTGTGGTGGCGGTGTCTGCCAGCTTGGGGGGCTGGATTGGGTGTACACTTTATGCCGGCAGTATCACGGAGGCAGCGGGGGCAGACTAGTATACATACTTTTTGCCGGCAGAACTGCCGGAGGGTGTCCGGCTAGTGTATGCACTTTTTCGCAATCTACTGCAAAACCGTGACAGCCTTGTATGCATACTTTTTGCAAACAAAACGGGGCAGACTAGTATGCACACTTTTTGCCGGTTGCGGTTCTGTTCCTGGTGTCCGGCTAGTGTATGCACTTTTTCTTTTTCCCGCCTGCTGCCGCGGTGTCCGCCTAGTATATGCACTTTTTAAGAAATAAGAAAAAAAATGCAGAAAAGAAGGGGCGGTTTATGTATGCACATTATGGAAGAAAAGCGTGCCGCCTAGTGTATGCACTTTATGACGCGAAAAGCGAAGCCCGGCGGCTGGTATAGCCAGCCGGCGGGCGGAGCGGGTGTCCGGGTAGTATATGCACTTTATGCTGGCAGCAGACGGCGGGGCTGCCTTGGGTGTACATTTTATGACGGCGCTCCGTGGTATGAAAAAAGGTGCACACATAAAGTATGCACCCTGAATATGGCGGGGAAAAGTATGCAGCTGAAAAAGTATGCGCCTAATATTTTATGTAGCTCGCGTTTTCACCGTTTCAGAACTCGCGCTGCAAGTTGTCTCACCTCGTCATCCGTCAGCCCGGTATAACCGGCAATGGATGGGAAAGGCAGCCGGCTCTGTTGCAGCAGACGTGATGCCATCTCCTCTTTGGCGTCTCGGTGGCCGTGGTCGTAACCGTCAAAGAATGCGTCATCTCTTGCTTCGTCCCGCGCGTAAGCCTCGGCCGCGGCAGCGTCCGCGGGCAGGGCGGGCGCGGCATCCGGCGCGGGCGGGGCGGCGGTGGTGTCAGGCTCATTAAAATCATCATCGTGATGCCGCAGGTCGTCGTAGTGTGTACGCATAAAAAGTGCATATACTTTATCAAGAAAAGCCCATCCGTGAATCAATATCTCTTCGTCGTTGCCGCCCGCATATAATTTATCAAGATAAAGCAGCAAATCGTGGTCAGTCATATTATGTATCCAGTTCCTGATATCGGCAGTCTCGCCGCGCCCCGGCTCTCTCTTATGCAGACACTGATTCAGAATGCCAATCGCATCAAACAATAAGGCCTCTTGCTGCTGCCGCCCCGCGCGTTTCTCGCCTATATCATTCATAATTTGCCGCAGCGCCGTCAGCTGCTCCGCCCGCTCGTCATAGACCTCAACAGCTAGCTCTTGTACCTCCGGGGGTTCTAGTTCCAGCGTCTCGGCAATCTCTCCAATAGCGCATATCTGCAATCGTAAAAGATTCCTTGCCAACATCCTCGCGTGCTCATGTAATACATCAGTCATAATATGTACACCTCCTGCTCCTGTATATTGCAGATTATAGCATATGCAGAACATGCAGCCAACCGCTCGTAGCTCGCGTTTTGGTGGCGTAATAATCCGCAAAAAATCGGCCGGCCGCCGGCTTCGCCGCCGTCCTTGAATATACGTTATGGCTGCCGGTAGTGATGGTGCCCGTATAAAAAGAAGGATTGCAGCAGCCGGTAATTTATCGGCTGACACCTAACACACTTCCCGGCTGAAAAAAAAGAAATGTTTCAGCCAACAAACTCCCGGCCGGCAAATTTTTTCTTTTTTACGGGCAATATCTCAACCTACCGGAAACCAATACACTTACGGATAACCAATACAC